GGCATTAGAATAGGAGGAAGAGCAAACTTACAAATCAAGAGGTCATGAAAATGGGTTACGGATACGAATATCCTGCAGCAAAAATTATTAATGATACAGCAGCCCATACTGGAAGGTTTGGAAAAGTTGTTGCATTACAAGATTCTGTTATTAACACCTTAGCTGCTGAGAATATCACAGGAGATCTTACTTCCTTGCAATTTAAATCAACTGCCGAAATTTGCGGTGTGATAACTAGCGTCAAACTCGACAGCGGAACTGTTATTGCTTATTCATTATGAGTCTTGCAAACGCTCTTAAAAAAGCTGCATCAAAGACTCTGAGCAAACTTGGAGGAGATGTAACTATTCGACAGGTTACTGCTGGCACTTACAACACAACAACTGGTGCAATAACCGAGTCGACTTCGGATACAACTATTAAGGGCGTTTTAAGTAATGTTTCAAGATCAGAAGTTAATGATCTTATTGAGTCTCAAGATAAGATTCTAACAATATCTGCTGGCGATCTCACTTTCGTGCCAACAACAAAAGATAGAGTCGTTATAAGCAGTGTTGAGTTTAAAATTATTCAGGTGTCTATAAATGAGCAAAATAACACTCCAGTTAGTTTTGATCTTGTTCTGAGGTAATTATGGCTAGAGAAATAAGGCTGTCAGGAATCGGTGATCACTTCGAGCAACAAGTTATTAATACCGTAAGAAAGGCAACATTAAAAGCAGAAAAAGATATTAAAGAGTTTACTCCTGTTGATACTGGAAACTTAAGAAATTCATTTAAGAATAAAGTTGAACCTTTTGTGGGAGAGGTTTTTACAAATGTCGAATATGCAGAGCCTGTTGCTTATGGAACCAACCTACCAGAAAGTTGGGGAGGTAAATATAGAACTCGTCAAAATACAATCAAAGGTTATCCAGAGCTTATTGCAAAACAACTGGAACAATATATTTCGGATCAATTTAGGAGTGCATAATGGCTGCAATTGATTTAAACACAGTCAGATCAACAATTGAAGGCAGACTCGCAACAGAATTAGCATCAAGCCCTGCTATCCCTGTGATATTTAACAACATGGCTTTTGATTCAACAACAGAAGACACTTTTGTTCAATGTTTAACAAGTTTTGGAACTGGAAATTATCTAACAATGGGTGGCTCTGCTAATTCAACAAATAGAGTCGTTGGTTTGATGTTATTAAATATTTTTACTGAAGAAGGTATCGGTGCTGGCTCAAACTTGACGATTGGCAAACGGCTGCGTGACCTTTACAATAATATTACAGTTTCAAATGTTATTTTTGATTCACCTATAGGGCCTGAAGTTTTAGCATCAAGTCCTGAAGGTAAATTTCAAACACAAATAAGAATAACTTTTGAAATATATGAGGATCTTTAATCATGCCAAAACTTATTATTACCGAAGAAATGCTTGACGCAATTGAAGCTGTTAAAGGTGTTAGAGATTCTAGAATGTGGGATCCTAACTGTAAAAGATATATGGAGAATCAAGAAAATTCAAAAAAAGATGTAAAAAAGACTGAAAAGGGTTAATATATTTATAAATCTTTCTTTTTTTTGTTATGGCTGCTGTAAAAGGTGATGTCGGTAAAATAATGTTCCATAACGCTGCTGGAACAGAAGCTGATATATCAGGTCTTAGAAATTGGTCTTTATCAATTACTAAAGATACCCAAGAAACCACAGTTCAGGGTGACACTTCAAAAACTTTTGTTGGTGGTCTTATCTCTGGTGAAGGTTCAGCAACTCTCATTTATGACAATGCTGGTAACTCTGATTACTTGGCATTCGTTGAAGATATTTTGACAACCGGTGATGCTGGTGATGCCTTGTTTGAGTTGTTTCCAGATAGTTCAGCAAGTGCGAAAAAGTTTGGTTTTTCTGGAATAATTACAGGTGCTGAATATGGAGCAACAATAGGAGAAATACAAGAAATAAGTATTTCCTTTATCTCAACTGGTGCAATTACTTCAGACATCTAGTAAATTTCTAACAACTAACCCCACATAACATGGCAACAAAAAGAACCGTTGATTTAATCACTGAGGCTTTCAGTGATGTGATGACAGCAAGAAGAAAGTATGAACTAAAAAAGCCAAATGGTGATTTGTTAAAAGAAATATATTTTCCACCTTTGACTAGATTTGATAGGAAAAAAGCTCAAGTTGCTGCTGGAACTGATGATGCTTTAACAATATCTACAAAACTTTTATGCCAAATTGCAGAAAATGAAGATGGTTCAAAAGCATTTCATTCTGCCGATGCTGAAAACTTACAAAGATTTCTTCCAGAAAGTGTGTTGAATGAACTTGAGCTATTTATGATGGATATTCAAGTTGACTTAGATACAGCAAAAAACGAATCAAGCGAGATAACTGGTTAAATTTTGAGTTTTTTCTCGCAACAGAATTAGGAAAGACATTAGTTGAATTGAGAAAAGCTATTACGGAAGAGGAGCTTGTACATTGGGCTGCATATTATGAAATTAAAAATGACAGGGAAAAACAAGAAATGAATCGTCAAAAGAACAAAACAAGGTAGTATATAATAAAGGTTATTTGTATTTGTGGCACAATCAACAGTCAGATTAATAGTTGATGCTCAAAATGCCATCAATCCATTAAGAAGAGTAAATGATGCTACAAAAAATTTAAGTAGGAATACAGATAAATTAAAAGATAAATTAAATGAAGGAAAAAAGAATTTTGATAAATTTGGTAATGCTGGAAAAGGAGCCTCCTCTAAAGTTAATACTTTAACTGGTACTATAAAAAAATTAGCAGCTGCGTTTGCACTTATTAAAACTGCACAATTTATTTTTGTTAATGCTGCTGATATTGAGACGCAAAGAAAAAGCCTAGAGGTTCTCACTGGTTCTCTTTCTAAAACAAATGAAATAATAAAAGAATTACAAGATTTCGGTGCTGTTACTCCTTTCAAAAGTAGTGAACTAATTGAGCAAACAAAACGATTAAAGGCTTTTGGTTTTGAAACTAATGAATTAGTAGACACCACAAAAAGGCTTGCTGATGTTGCTGGTGCTACTGGAGCAGATTTGCAGGGTATTGCAACAGCCTTTGGTCAGATAAGAGCAAAAGGAAAATTACAACAGGAAGAAAATTTACAGTTATTAGAAAGAGGAGTTGATATAACAACTGAACTTAAGAACATAACTGGTTTACAAGGCGAGGCATTTGAAAAAGCACAAAGGCAAGGAAAGATTGGAGCTGATCTCGTAAATCAAGCACTTATAAATTTAACTAATGAAGGTGGTGCCTTTTTTAAAGGTGCTTCTTCACAAGCAACAACGCTTAATGGAAAATTGTCTACGTTGATAGATTCAACTGAAAGTTTAGCAAGAACGATTGGAGAACAGTTATCACCAGCAATAAAAGGTGCATTAGATTTAGCAACCAAAGGTGTGGTAGCTATTGAAAAAATATTTAGTAGGTTTGGAGATATTGGTGATGTTGGTTTAGGTAATGTTGCAAAAGCAGAGCAAGATGCACAAAGAGATGCAGCAAGATTAACTGCAACTAAGTTTGGTACAAATTTTAGAGGGGAGAGTGTCTTTGCAAGTAAAGAAGAAAACAAGTTTTTTAGAGAACAGTTTAAACTTTTAAGAAAAGCAAATATTGAAAGGCAAAAATTAAAACAGACCTCTTTTGAAGAAGTTGAGATTATTGATCAAGCCAATCAAAAACAAACAGAAAAGACAGAAAAAATTATTGAAACAAATAATGCAGCAACTGCTTTTAATCAGACATTAGATTCATCTATTTTTATTCTTGATGAAGCTATAAACCAAACTGATAAACTTAAAGAAAAATACATGGAGATTGGTCAAGGAATTGAGAATGGTATTGTTTCTGGTCTTACTGATGCTGTTATGGGAACAAAAACTTTAGCTGAAGCTGCTACTGGTGTATTAAATAATTTAAAAAGAAAACTTGTTGAAGTTGCGATGCAACGTGCGGTTTCTGGAATTGGTAATTTTTTCGGGAATGCTTTAAGTGGAATATTTGGTGGTGGAAAAAATGTATTTAAGGGTAGCCCTAATGTATTTGACGGTTCTGGCAGTAGTTTTGATATGGGCTTACTTGGTTTTGCAAATGGTGGCAGACCACCAGTAGGAAGAGCTTCACTTGTTGGAGAAAGAGGACCAGAACTTTTTGTACCTCGTACTGCTGGCACTATTATTCCAAACAGTGCAATCGGTGGAGGCGGTACAACAAATAATATGATTACTGTAAATGTTGATGCTTCTGGCACTTCTGTTCAAGGTAATGGCTCTGAAGCAGATCAACTTGGACAACTTATCGGTGGAATAGTTCAAGCTACACTGGTAGAAGAATCAAGGGCTGGAGGTTTACTAAATAGATAATGGCTACGTTTCCCTCGATAACTCCTGTTTATGGCATGAGAAAAAGAAGCAAACCTAAAATTAAGGTTTCGCAGCTTGGTGATGGTTATGAGTTTAGGGCATTACTAGGGCTTCCATTATCTCAAGACCCTAAAGTATATGATCTTACTTTTAACGTGTCTGAGACTGAATCAGATGTCATTGAAGCGTTTTTAAGAAGTAGAGTAAACGATCAGGCAAGTTTTACGTTTACACCACCAGCAGAAGGCTTTACAAAAACAGGCACATATTCGCAAAGCACCACAACTGTTACTATTGCAATAACATCTCATGGAGTTGCAATCGGTGATATTTTAACTATTGACTACACATCTGGATCTGCAACTGATGGGACTTTTGCAGTAGCTACCGTAATCAATGATAATTCTTTTACTGTTACAGCAGCTTCAAGCGCGACTAATAGCGGCAATGTATCAATCACGTTATCTGGTGCTGGACAGTATGTATGCGATTCTTGGACAAAATCAATTCCTTATAACAACAGAGCAATTATAAATACTACTTTCAGGGAGGTTTTTGAACCATAAATGGCTAACCCTACACCAGAGTTACAACAACTTACAAACAAATCAATAATTGAGTTGTTTTCTGTTGAATTAAAAGCTGATGTTCATTATGAATCTACAACGTTATCTAACACTTACAATCAAAGCAATAGCACAGACATACAATTAAACCATGCCACTCACGGATTATCTGTAGGAGATATTGTAAGTATTGATTTTACAACTGGAGGTGCAGTAAGTGGAGTATATACAGTTACAGCTACTGCCAGCACTTCTTTTACAGTCAAATCAACTGTCTCAGCCACAACAAGTGGTTTATATTCTATTAAAAAAAATACAAATGCAGCAAATCCTACCGTTTATCTTTTTCATGCTGGCAATAATATGAAAGATAGTGGCGACATAATATGGCAGGGTAACACATATACCAGAATGCCTTGTAAGGCAGAGGGGTTTAAATATACAGGCAAGGGTAAGCTGCCAAGACCGACAATTAGTTTCTCAAACTTATTAGGTACAATCACAGCAATAATACAACTAACAAATAATGCTACAATTCTGCCATTTACTGATCTTGCTGGTGCAAAAGTTACACGCAGAAGAACACTTGCAAGGTTTTTAGATGAAGAGAACTTTCCATCAAATGTAAATCCATATAAAGTTGGCTCTGTTGACCCTACTGCTGAAATGCCACAGGAAATTTATTTTATAGATCGTAAAGTTATAGAAAATAGAGATATTGTACAGTTTGAATTAGTTTCAACTTTTGATTTAATAGGTATAGCTGCACCCAAAAAACTTGTTACAAGAGAAGATTTTGCTGGTGTTGGTACATTTGTTAATTTCTAATTATGAGTTGGAAAGAGTCTTTTAAAAAATATGCAAAAAAACAAAGCCCTAATGAAGCCTGTGGCTTGCTTGCAATAATAAAAGGGAAAGAAACTTTTTGGCCTTGTAAAAATTTGGCAGAAGGTCAGCATGAATTTTTCATGCTAGACCCTGATGATTGGGCAGATTGTGAAGATACTGGTGAGATTATGGGTGTAATTCATAGCCACCCAAAAGGAGCAGCTACACCATCAGAAACAGATAAAGCAGCCTGTGAGCATCTAGGTTATCCATATTACATTTACAGTATTGAACATAATCATTGGGAATGTCTAAAGCCTTCTGGTTGGAAAACACCTTCATTAATTGGACGCAGATTTATATGGGGAAAACATGATTGCTGGTCTGTCGTGACTGATTGGTTTAAAGAAAACAAAAATATTGAAATACCATATTGGACACGACCAAAAAAATTAAAAGATT